GGATACGTCACTGGCTAAGAAGCTCAAAAGAGCGGAATACGGTACTTTCGACAAACGGGCCGGAACAGCACCATTTGACCCAAATGCTCCACAGGAACGTGGAACACAGAGAATCGCCCAAATAAAAAGGCAATCTTGTGGGTCAGTGTGCTGCACCGGGGCGACGTCTGTCTATCCCCTTCTCGTAATCCAGCCATGTCCGAAACGGACATCTCAGTGTTCGGTACACTGTAAACCTACCAACCAGCAGTTGTTGGTCGAGATGGAGTGGAGCGAAGACCATAATCCAAGTTCAAGATGGTGTCGGCGGCACCGCCGGCCCACATATATCCATAACCTGCACCACAGTTCTCCACTAACTTCTCCATTTCTTCACTCTTCAAGCCGTAGCGACGACACTGCGATTCCTCGTCCACCTGGAATGATGGGTAAGATTCATCGTGTGTGTAACCACCGAACTTGTGAGCCAACTGTTTCTTCACTGCTTTACGTGCTTGCTCAGTGGTCGCCTCTCCACATGAAGCCTTCAATGCCTGGATGACATCTGAGCTTACGGTGGGAGACAACCCATTGAGTAATGCACACTGGAAGGCATCTGCCCTGACCTTAATATCCCCCCGCCCAGGGAGATCGCCATGACAGGTATGGCTGCTCCGAAGAACAACCCCCAGATTCAACACCGGGCGATAAACGCCCTCGGTGTCGAGGATAGGTGAGTGCTTCAAGAACTGAAGCTGCTCATGTAATGGACAACAATCGACCGTTACAACGTAACCAACGCGCTCGGTAGCCGCCTGGATGAGGCGAACAGCTGGCAGCATGCTGAGTTCGACTGCTTTCCTATCACTAAGGTCCTCGGGAAGTTTAATAACGTCAAGCGCGTTACGTATCTCCTCTAGACTTTCATGAATGGACCATGCAGAACTAACAGTAGCAACATTGTTGATAGCTGTGGTGATCGTGGCACCACTAAACATCTTAGGCGTCTTACTCTGAAAGACGATTTTATGTTTCCTATTCTCTGGGGACCGCACTTGGAACGGCCGCTTGCACTGCTGGACGAGTTGCTCCATGCAACCGCGCGCCTTCTTAGGCACCATGTTCACTAGTGTCTTGAAGACGGCAGGGCCATGCGAGGCATCACAACCTGAAATATCAAGGTTGAAACGAAACACACGCCCACGGTGATCACGGATCGACAGACACGAATCATCAGAAAAATAGATGAAGTACATACTACTAGGAGAGTTCAATCGTGCAAAAGCACGTTCCAAGGAGTATTGGTCTGGACTGGCGCAGAACTCGAACAGCGCATCATGAAATCGTATAGGCTCCGCAGCCATGCGACACTTGATGATCTTCGTAACGACAAACCCAACAAGAGAGCAGCCGACACCTAGGTCACCAATTGCGCGCTGCCACTTGTTAGGCTTAGCGATTTCATCTTTCTTGGCCTTATAGAGGACATAATCTCGGTCGTGGCGTCGCCAATCGTAGCCGAAAATCCGTCCACTCTCAAAAAGGTCCTTGAAAGCTTGGATGCGTAGTGCTTGTTTAGGGTGGGGGTCACCCACGTGTTTGAGGGCTTCCTCATAGGTCCCGTCGAATTCAAAGTCTTCGCTCATGATGCGACGAAGCTCTAAAAGGAACTTTGGGTGATCACGAAACCAAGTGATTTGGTTTGATCTCAACCCTGCTCCACAATCTGGTCTAGTTGGATCACGCACATTCAGCATACGTCTCACGGCACCTTGCAGGTTCCGGACATTGTTGCCGAGTATC